TTATTGAATATCTGCTTGTTCATTATTTTCTACCTTATAATCTTCTGCCATTTGTTTTGCGTTCTTTGCGTATTGAGGATATTCGGCAAGTTCTACTTCGTCAATATCCTTGCCTAATGCAGTTTTTAGCAACTCTCTTATCTCTTCCTCTGTCTTGCCTGCTCGGCTTGCAAAGTTCTTTACAAAACCTTGCAACGATTTTTTTATAACGACGTTAGCACTGTCAACCAATCTATTTAAAAACAACACATACTTTCCTTGTGGTAATTCGGTTAATTCTTTTGCGACGAATTCATTTAATAAAATGTTGAGCGTTGTTTCTCTATTTGCTTTTGGGAACACACGCAAGATATTTTGTATTTTTTTTATCTGTGTTTCATTGATGTATACTTCTTGTTGGGGCTGTTCCTGTGGCGGTTGCGGTTGGTTCTGTTGATTTATAAGTGCGTTTGCCAATTCGTCTGCACTGCACATACTTCCGTCAATACCCACACCCAAATTTGCCAATGCTCTGCCCCAAGCCGAGGTTTCACAATTTTCTATGTAGCTTGTCTTATTTATAAAACTGCCATTCGCATCCTCGTATGCGTGTCCTGTCGCAACGATTACGCCGTCGGGGTTTATTATTTTCGCAACCATAACAACCCTTTTATCCGTCAATTCCACTATCTCACTTGTAAGGCTGTATTGAGGGAAGTTCTCTCTAAACGCCTTTATTCTGTCGTTTACAAGAACATATTCTTTGCCTTTTATATTCGTTGTCGGTAAATCTTGTTTCATATTTCTGCCTCCTTTGCAAAATTATCTATACAATCTTCGCAGATAACCGTATCTTCAATATCGTAATATTTTTCACCTACATATATAGGCTCGCCACATTCATCACAGGTGCAGGCGACAACATCTTCACCGCAACTATCCTCACCATAATTGCCTGTTATTTCTCTGTCTATATCTACATATCCAAACATTTTATACACTCCTTAAAGCTTGAAATCAGCATCTATAAAATACAAATTTTCTTTGCTGTCGTATCTTAGGGCATAGTCGCCACAAAACATATTAAGCGGTTCTACATATTTAATTCTGCAGTTATTTTTTTCTTTGTTTGTGTAATACACTTTAAAGCCGTTCACACTATCAGATTTTTTGAAATATATTCTCTTGCGGTCTACGGCAAAAATCATATAATCACTGTCTTTTAAGATACTTCTGAAACATTTATTACGAAACATTATCGCTGTTCCGTATTTTGTTGCACCTCTTTTATTTTTCCCGAACGATGTTATACTAATGCTCACATCAGCATTGCCCGTGTTAATTCTTGTGTTCTTTTTAATCCATTCCATTTGACTTATTATCCTTTCTGTGTTAGAATACAAGCATAGATATATTATCTATGCTTTCAGATTTTGACCGTTTTGAGTTGCACCTCATACGGTCTCTTTTTTTTATGCTTATTTTGCAGTGGCAACCTGCTCCAAGATTATCATTGTCTTTATACATTTCTGTTTGCTTAAAGCCTTCTTCTGTGTATATTGAGCAGAATTTTAACAGTGTATCGTTAGTTTCCTTGTATTGATACATCGCCCTGAAAATCTTGCACGCTTGCTCTATTGTTTCCGCCTCAATGATTATCCAACCGCCCTTAAATGGTTGTCCCTCACTGCCGAACGTAATGTAATAGTTATTCATTCTCTTTCACCTCCAACTTTTTCTTGATGTCATCCAACATTTTTAATTGTAATCTGTATTTCTTATCGACTGTTTTGTCAGTCGGAATACACAACGACATAATTTCTTTAAACGGCTTACCCTCATACACGCTTATACATATAACCGGTGCAAACTTATTGTCACCTACCATTGTGTATATCACGACAGGTGCATCGTCACGTTTTGCCGCCAACAAATTAATCTGTAAGCATAAATTATGTAGCTTACTTATCTGACCTGCTGTCATTTGTTATCCTCCTATATTCATCATCACGATTATTTCAAATGCTATCAGCAACATTGAAAACATTGTTACCGCAATGATATATTCTGCATTTTTCATTTACCATTCACCAACGCAATCACTTGGTCTATCTGTCTGTTGGTCTTTTCGTCAAACTTGTGACTGCGTGTTTGTGGTTGTTCCTCTGCGGCATATATACCGCCTTTCATATCTGCCATTGCTTTACCGGTATCAACCCACGCTCTACGACCTTTCTCATTTAGACTGTTCCATATCCTCATTATCAAATTCATTTCTTATCATCCTCTCTCATTAACTTCCAACCACCGAATAGTCCCGCTCCAAAGCTAAACAACGCTATTCCTATAACATACATATGTTATTCCTCCAATTCGAAGTGGATTTTTACCAAATCAATTAACGCAAGATATTCTTTGGCAAACTTACTATTACCGTGTGTTTCTTTTACCTTGTCAACAAATTCGGCTAATGTTCCGTAAAAGCAACCGCATTTAACAGCTATATTTTCCTTTGTTCTGAAAATGGTTGTATTTCTATATTTTGAACCTAATCCTTTTATTGTTATATAGTCTGCATTGCCGCACACCTCTGCATTGCCGCACACCTTTGCATTGCCACACACCAAAGCATTGCTGTACACCTTTGCATTGCTGTACACCTTTGCATTGCCGTACACCAAAGCATTGCCGCACACCTTTGCATTGCCGTACACCAAAGCATTGCCGTACACCTTTGCATTGCTGTACACCTTTGCATTGCCGTACACCAAAGCATTATCATACACCTCTGCATTACCGCACACCTCTGCATTATCATACACCTCTGCATTATCATACACCTCTGCATTACCGCACACCCAACAGTTACCTTCTTGAGATAAATTAGACCCACTTTCAATATAACCGCCAAGTTCTCCTGTCTTTACATTACCAAAATCCTTTAAGGCTTTTATTCTATGCAATGTACTTCCATACTTCACTATTATTTCATCAGTCAATTCATATTTTTTCATATATTATTCCTCACTTTCCGCCCTCACAGGCACACAGGAGCCGTCCGCAAAACAGATTTCATTAAAATTTAAACTCATTGGGAAAAGTCTACTTTACGGATAATATGCGGATAGCCCGTGTCTGCCTGCAAGGTATTTAATTTATGACATCTCTCTTGCCAGCTTGGCGACAGAGATATATCCTTTATTAAAGCCAAATAGCTCTAATACTGTTTTTCTATTCAATCCACAGAACGTTGCGACATTTTTTACGTTCAGCATTTCTTTATTAGGATAAACCTCTTTAATTCTTTCAAGGTTGTCCCTATATGACGGTTTTTCAAGTGCCATTTCGTTCACCTCCGCTCCCGCAAGAAACTCTTTACCAACATTGCAATCGACACCGGAAACGCTATAGCAGCGAGAGTGCCGCAAGCAATCGCTATCATTACTATCATTCTTTTCACTCCTTTACTAATTATATTTAGGTGTTAATCTTACTCTGTAACCTTTGACGGTATCTACGGAATTAGATTGTATAACTGCAATGGTTACAGGGTTTTCTTCATCTGTTTCTACTACTATTTTTGTGTATTGACCTAATGTTTCTTTATCAACCATTTTTCTGCTCCTTATTTAGTTTTTACTTTCTGTTCTTGTTTTGCTATCCACATTGTGCTATAATTTTCTATATCTGCTTTTACAAGTTTTAAGGAGTGATATTTATGTTAAGCAATCGACAAGTATGTATATTGAAATATCTTTATCCCGATAAAAGAATTAATGAAAATGAGCTATACAAACATTTCAATGTAAACATTGAGGATAAAGTTATTCAAGCCTTGTTAAAAAACAAGTTAATTTTTATTGACTCTTCCCAACTATACCAACCTAAACTCATATATCTTACTGAACAAGGTATAGCTTATATCGAAAATCTTCTTACATCAGAAACTGAAAAGAAATCGCACAATATTCACGAATGGATAAACACTATAATCTCTGGATTAGCATTAATTACAGCTATTATTGCTTTAATCGTATCAATAGTGAAATGATAGCTATTATCAAAGCTACTAATGATGTAATTGTTTGTATCCATAAAAAACGTTTATGTTTTTTACTATCCATATTTTCTACCTCCCTATTTAGTTTTTGCTTTCTTGATAATGTTTTTGTGTTGTGGTATAATATCCACATAAAATTATGTCAGTACGGAGGCAAAAAATGGACATCATAAGTCAAAAAATTAAAAACTATAAGTACAAAAATACGCAAAACAAAATTTTGAAAAAGCTAATAGCAATATCTCAAAACAATCTTTATAAAATTGACTACTCTCGTACTTTTATTAATACTTTTAATGAAGTTTCTATTGATGAACTTTTTAAAATACTGTATATGTTATCTTGTTATATGTATATAGATATTGATTATCTTGATACTGAAAATCATATTTTTCAAACAATATACATCTTACCTGCCGCTCATGAACATATATCTAACCAATCTAATCAAAGAACAATGTTTTTATTAGAAGTTATATCGGTTATTTTAGCTTTCGTAGCTGCTATTACCGGGATAATATCTGTATTACGTTAGCTGTTATACACACTATCATACATAATATCGTTATGATATTTAACAATATCCGCGTCTTTAACATTACTACACCTCCCTATTTAGTTTTTTACTTTCTGTTCTTGTTTTGCTATCCAATCTACACTTACATTAAATAGCTCTGCCAATTTTGACACATAAACTAAGTCGAGGCTTTTTTGGCGTTCACCATTTTCGATGTTTGCATAATAATTTTGACTAATGCCCAAATAATCAGCTATCGCCTGTTGTGTCATTTTGCGTTCTTCTCTTAATTCTTTTAAATACTTTCGCACACTATCACCTCCGTTCATCTCACAATGAGATATTATCACATATTGAGTTTATTGTCAATCCCTTTTTGAGATTTTTTTATTTTTTTATTTACTTTTATCTCTATTAGTGATAATATAGTTTTACAAGGAGGTGGCGTTATGAAAAATCTTAAACTATTAAGAAAGCAACACAATCTATCACAAAAAGAAATAGGTAATATATTTCACGCTTCGCAAAATACGGTAAGTCAGTGGGAAAACGGTACCAGAAAACCATCATATGATATTATTCAAGAAATAGCAGATTACTTTGATGTTTCTGTTGATTACTTATTAGGACGTCAAGAACAGCTCCCTGAATTAAACAGTAAAGATAAAAGAGAAATACAAGAAATATTAGACGATACCGAACAGCAATTATTATCTCAGGACGGTTTAATGTTTGACGGTTCTCCCGCAACAGATGAGGATGTTCAAAAAATAATAATGGCTATGAAAATGGGTATGGAAATGATAAAGAAAGAAAACAAAGCCAAGTTTACACCGAAGAAATATCGTAAAAATAATTGAGGTATTGCCTATGAATAGGATTGTAAATAAAATTGTATCTAAGTATCATTCTCGCAATCCAATAGATATAGCGCAAGGAATGAATATAAAAGTCGCTTATGCTGATTTAGGCGAAAATGTACACGGTTTTTACCAATATTATAAACGCGGAATGGTAATATACATTAACGATAGCCTTGATGAACATATGCAACTTCAAGTGTTACGACACGAAATAGGACACGCCGTGTTACATAGAAAAACTAATCGTATATTTATGGAGCGTTCAACTTTTCAAGTTCCCGATAAATATGAGAATGAGGCTGACTTGTTTGCAACTTTCCTCGCTATTTCTGATGATGATGTGTGCGAATATATAAGCAACGGATATACAGTGCAGCAAATATCAAATATGACAGGCTGTAAAGAAAAATTTATTGAGCAGAGAGTTAGAGAATATTGTATTAATAACGAGGTGATTGTATGAAAAAGATTTTATATTCAACATTTCTTATTATGGTATTGTTGCTATCAAGTTGTTCTTCTACTGCTGATTTCCCTAAAAATACAGAAGAACCTGATACAGAACAAATAGAAACAGAACAACAAGAAGAAAGATTTAACACTTATGTGTCTGAGAAATATAACTGTATTGACTGTACTTCTTTTTATGATGGCGTGGACGAACAAAAATATTCATCAGAAATTCTTAAGAAATATAAAGATGTAATCATATCTCAATTTGGATATGTTTTTGATGATATAATCATCGACGAAAACAATAAGTATGTCGGTATAGGTGACAATGGTAATGATTATTATAACATTCCTGACAACTTATATGACAAGTTAATTCAGAATACATCTTCTAATGTCGGAATAATATATAAATTAAGCAAAATTGTTCCTAATACAAAAATAGATTTTTTTGATATGGACATTGATTCGGAATATAATTACATGAGCGTTGACCCGACTTATACAGTAAATAGACTGTATTATTATGATATTATCGATATATATACGGAGTAGAGAAATGAAGAAATTAAAAATAGCTTTTGAAGAAAACAATAAACCGAAAATCAAATATAAAAGTTATCCTCGCATAGATGTTAATAAAATGTGCTTTGACAGTGAAGATAATGTTGAACAAATGCAGGTAGAACACATCAAAAAGATAAAAAAGAAAGTTTTAAAGCGGTACTTAATACCGGCGATTTTAATATCACTTATACTTATGGTTGTACTTTCTTTGCTTTGCTATTCTTTAGGTGACATGTATACAGATTTTGATAATACATATACGGAAGGTATGAATGACGCCCATATACATCCTGTAGTGAAAAGCACAATTCGTCCTGTATTGAAAAACACAGATGTTGTTTATATAACTGAAAATGGCAAGAAATATCATAAAAGCTTTTGTCAGTATGTTTCAGAGAATGGCATACCGATAGATATAAATAAAGCAATCGAAAAGGGATATTCGCCTTGTAAAAAGTGTTTTTACTAATACTTAATTCTATAATACAATTTCAACCGATTTTGTTGACATCAGCAAAATCGGTTAAAATAAAAAAATTCTCCGACCGCTACCAACAGTCGGAGAATAAGATATAGAGTGTATTGCATATGATACACATATTCGCAAAATTATTGTATCATATACACTCTGTTTTTGCAATACCTAATTTTAAAAGGAGTGTATTAAAATGAAAAAGAGAAAAGACGGAAGATACTTAAAAGTCGTCACAATCAACGGTAAACGGTTGTATTTTTACAGTAGCAAAACTACGGAGCAACAAGCCGAACGTGATATTAATCGTCAAATACTTGCTTACACAAAACAAGAAGAAAGAGGCAAACTGTTTAGTGAAGTTGCAGAAGAATGGGAAGAAGAACATTTTCCTAAGATAGAGTATAATACCGCAAAAAGATATAAAATTTTACTTAGTCACGCAATAGAAGAATTTGATGATAGATATATCAAAGAAATACAGCCTATCGATATTGAGCAATATTTAGACTATTATGTAACAAGAGATTACGCAACAAAAACCATAAAAGACCAATTATCCATAGTCCGATTAGTTTTTAAATACGCCTATATAAAAGGCTATGTTGAAAATGACCCTACAAGATATATTAGTCCTCCAAAAGGCAAGTCAGCTATCAAACGACAACCTCTTACAGAAGAAGAAACCGAAGCAGTGAAAAATAGTCTAAATTGTTCTTTTGGTTTGTTCCCATATTTTTTGTTATACACCGGATTAAGAAAGGGCGAAGCTCTTGCTTTACAGTTTAAAGATATTGATTTCGATAATAAAGAAATTAATGTTTATAAATCTGTATATCATAAAAGCAACGTCCCTCATATTAAAGGTACTAAAACAGAAAACGGCACTCGCAAAGTGGTTTTGCTTGATGTATTAGCAGATAAACTCCCTAAAGGAAAAGATGAAGATTTTATATTTTCGATTGACGGTACAAAGCCACTCGGTTATTCAGCTTTTCAACGTCGTTGGGATAAGTATAAAAAAGAAACAGGACTTGATATAACAGCTCATCAGTTGCGTCATACTTACGCAACAATACTTTTTGAAGCAGGGATAGACGTAAAAGATGCTCAACATTTATTAGGGCATAGCGACATTTCGGTTACAAGAAATATTTATACACATATTCGTACAAATCACTTTAAAGAAACCGTAGAAAAATTAAATACATTTATGAATTAGTCAAGCATTAGTCAGATATGTTTAGAAACCGCATATTCATTAAATATTTAAGGGGTTCGAATCCCTCCGGGCGTACCATAAGTTACAATATCCGAACCTCGGTTCGGATATTTTTTTGTTTTTCTATAAAAAACAATATTTTTTGCAAAAAAGTATTGACAAAACAATTTTAATGTGCTATCATATTATTTGTCGTCAGACATTAAAACCAAATATGCGTGATTAGCTCAGTTGGTAGAGCACCTGACTCTTAATCAGGGTGTCCAGGGTTCGAACCCCTGATCGCGTACCACAAGTTGTAATATCCGAACTTTTGTTCGGATATTTTTTTGTACAAAAACAAAATATAGCCTCTTAGAACTATATTTATGCAGAACTATATTGAGTTCATTAAACGAGATTTTAATACAATGTCAGTCTTCTTCTATTATTTGCATACTATTAATAACATTTTTATATTCTTTTGCAACTTCCCCAAATTGCTTATCAATCAAAATTTTATCACAATCTTCTCCATTATGATTAATGTTATAAAGAGTTTCCGTAAGAGCCGAACTTGCCTTATAAAGTTTTCCGAAATCAAGACTTACTGACGAGCCTTTCAGCGTATGCGCACAAAGATACGCTTTTTCATACAATTCTTCATTCAAAGCCTTTTTCAATTCATTAAAAGCGGTATCGTTTTTGAAACACTGTACAAAGCGGACAACATATTTTTCATCAATGAGTCTTCTTTTGACTACTTCAAAATCACCGCCGACTTTATCATAAAAAGCTTTCAGTCTCTTGGTTTTTCCTGCAATATTACCTCTGTATTCAATATAATTATAGTATTCTTTTTTAATTTCATTCAAATTCCGAGTTCTTATCGGCACAACATCGCCCGATTTCATTGTAAAATCATTCTCAACACTCTCTATCTTGTTCATATTAACAAGATAACTCTGATGACATCTCAAAAACGCTCTATGATTTATTTCTCCCTCAATATCATTAAGTTTCTTATATATTGTGTACTTGTTTCCGTCTGTGCGATGAAGAATACATTTTGAATTACTGCTCTCAATATATTCAATCTCACTGTACAACACTTGAATTACGGAATTGCGTTTTTTTATTTGGTATGTATGCACATTTTCATAATTGTTCAACACTCTGTCAAGTACCATGCTGATTTTATCTATATCGTGCGGCTTAACCAAATAGCCACTCGCCTCAACGTCATAACTTTTAACCGCATATTTTGACGTTGTGGTAAGAAATATAATCTTACCTTTATAATTCATATTTCTAAGTTTTTCCGCAACTTGTATTCCATTTAACTTATCCATATACATATCAAGAAATATTATATCATAATACTCCCCATCTTCTATCGAATAAATTAAATTAACGCCGTTTTCATAGCTATCAATATTGTATTCAATAAATCTATCTGAGAAATAGATGCTTAGTTGCTGACGGATTATTTCCCTATCACTTAGATTGTCATCACAAACTGCAATATCCACTTTTTAGGTTCACCTCACAAGGAATTATTCTATCATAATTATACCACAAATATGTATTTTTTGTCAAATTCATCATAAACACCTTCATTTTCAATGAATTCGTATTTCTACGGTTATTTATGCTATAATTTTATCATACAAAAGGATAAAAGGAGATGTATAAAATGGTAAACTACGGAGTGATTGAAGAAAAAATGTGTGATTTATGTATGGGGGAATACATCACCTATGGGATAGGTGCTTATAATACACAGGCTCACGAACTAATAACTTTTGTTTCAGATGTTTTTCCATGTAAGGATGACGCCGAAAAATTTGTGAATGTTTGTAATGAAAACGAACTTTCATTACATCATTTAAGAGATGTTATCGAAGATTTCATTTGAAATAAAAAAGCACTGAATAAATTAAACTTTGTACGGTGCTTTTTTATTGCAATTCACTTTGAAAGGTGCTATACTTGATATGCAAAAAATATACAAAGGAGCATATGTATGAGTAAAGCACCTTCGGATAATCAGTATTTCGGTACTGAAAAAACAATGAAAATTTTATTTAAGCTTGCGCCGCCCGTTATGCTGGCACAGCTTATTCAATCTTTATATAATATAGTAGACAGTTTTTTCATCGGTAAATTCTCAGGATACGCACTGACGGCACTTTCTGTAATATACCCTATGCAACTTTTGATATGTGCCGTTGCAGTCGGAACAGGTGTCGGTGTCAATACCGTTATGGCACGTTTTTACGGTCAAAAGCGAACTTCCAAAGCGATTAACACCGCCGGAATAGGAACTGTTATGGCTGTTGTGAGTTGGTTCATATTCGCTTTGATTTCATTTTTCATCATAAAACCGTATGCCTTAATCTCGGCAGAATCTGAAATTGTACATGAGTATACTATTACATACGGTAGAATAATCGGAATTTTCAGCTTGGGAATATTCCTTGAAAGCACTTGGACAAAGATTTTGCAGTCACAAGGAGATATGAAAACACCTATGATTGCTCAGATTGTCGGTGCATTGACAAATATCGTACTCGACCCTATTTTAATTTTCGGAATGTTTGGAATTAAACCGATGGGGGTCGCAGGTGCGGCTATTGCAACTGTCATAGGTCAGTCGCTCGCCGCCGCCATAACAGGTATTAAAGGATTTTATAAGCCGCCGAAATTAAATATATTTTTGCCGTATGTAAAACAAATATATGCAGCAGGACTGCCGAATATTATTATGCAAGCATTGTGGACTGTATATATTCTCGGACTGAACGTACTTCTTGCGTCATTCTCTGATGCATCCGTAACCGTGCTCGGTATTTATTATAAACTTCAAAGTTTCTTCTTTATTCCGCTTAATGCTCTCGGCGTCTGCATAGTGCCTGTATTGAGCTTTAATTATGCGATAAACAAAAAAGACAGATGTAAACGCGTGTTTTGGGAAACTGTTGCCGTATCTGCCGCATTTATGCTTTTAGGAGTGGCGATATTTGTGCTTTTGCCCAAACAGTCAATCGGAATATTCTCAAATGATACAGAAGTTTTGAATATAGGTAATGTGGCTTTCCGAATAATCGGAGCAAGCTTCGTACCCGCCGCACTCTCGCTTACATTCCCTATTTTGTTTCAGGCTATCGGAAAAGGTAAGGAAAGTATTTTTATAACAGTGCTAAGACAAGTTGTACTTCTTGTTCCTCTTGCTTGGGTATTTTCGTTCGCAGGACTTAATTATGTATGGCTCACTTTTCCGGTTACAGAAATTATAACTTGCAGTGTCAGTATGATTTTTTATAAAAAAGTTTTTCATAAAAATGCGTGATTTTTGACTGTCGATTAAAAAAATCGACAGTTTTTTGTTATAAAAACGGCTTAAAACCTATGGTTTTGAAAGTTCACTAAAAAAAGTTTAATTTTTTTCAAAAAAAGTGTTGACAAAAGGTATATGTTCTGCTATAATAATTTTTGTCAGTTGAGCTGATGAACAAACATCTGGAGAGATGTCTGAGTGGTTGAAAGAGCCGGTCTTGAAAACCGGTGACGGTTCCGCCGTCCGTGGGTTCGAATCCCACTCTCTCCTCCATTTAAAATTTTATATTTTGTACTGCATACAAAGCTAATTGCTATTTAGAACGGCAGCAATTTTAACTTGTTGTATGCTTTTCTTTTATGGAGAAGTACTCAAGAGGCCGAAGAGGCGCCCCTGCTAAGGGTGTAGGTCGGGAAACTGGCGCGAGGGTTCAAATCCCTCCTTCTCCGCCAAAACGTATAAACCGCATAAATACTTGAATATCAAGTGTTTATGCGGTTTTTTAATGTTTTTATAAATAAAATCAACGTGATAAAATGTTATACTTTTTTATTAGTCTGTTAGTCAAAAGTTAGTCAAAAAACAGAGTGTGATACAATAAAAATAAGCTACCGACACAATGCCGATAGCTTATTTTCTTATTCATCAATCTTGTATTTCAACACTTCTGCAATGTTAGGCAACTTATCAGCTGACGGAAAAGCTTTTCCATTTTCCCAAGTAAATATGTTTGCTTGGCTTACCCCGAGCAAGTCGGCGAGCTGTACTTGTGTAAGCCCGGCTTTTTCTGCAATGTTCTATTCCATTCATCCCCTCGCCTTTTTATAAAATATACTTATATTATAAGCATACTTTATAATTTTGTCAATAAATTTTATAGATTTTCTTTAGATTTTTTATATTTCAAAAAATATCTTTACAAAAATATAAATAGTGTTTATAATATAAATAGAATTTATATTATAATAGAGAGGTGACAAAAATGCTACGCCTTAAAGAATTACGAAAGCAGAATAGACTAACCCAACAACAGTTAGCCGAAATGTTAGGAGTAACGCAAGCGGCTCTGTCAGGTTGGGAGAATGAAAAATTTGGAATAGATAATGGTAGCCTTTTAAAATGTGCAAAAATATTTGATGTTTCAATAGACTACTTATTAGGACGTCAAGAACAGCTCCCTGAATTAAACAATAAAGATAAAAGAGAAATACAAGAAATATTAGACGATACCGAACAACAATTATTATCTCAGGACGGTTTAATGCTTGACGGTGTTCCTGCAACAGATGAGGATGTTCAAAAAATAATAATGGCTATGAAAATGGGTATGGAAATGATAAAGAAAGAAAACAAAGCCAAGTTTACACCAAGAAAATATCGTAAAGGTAATTGAGGTATTGCCTATAAATAGAATTGTAAATAAAATTGTATCTAAATATCATTCTCATAATCCGATAGATATAGCACAAGGAATGAACATAAAATCATTTATTCCGATTTGGGCGAAACAGTACACGGTTTTTACCAATACTATAAGCGAGGAATGGTTATATACATCAACAGTTCGCTTGATGAGTTTACACAACTTCAAGTATTGCGTCATGAAATAGGTCACGCAGTACTACATAGGAAAACAAACCGTATATTTATGGAGCGTTCAACTTTTCAAGTTCCCGATAAATACGAGAATGAGACTGACTTGTTTGCGACTTTCCTTGCTGTTTCTGATGATGATGTGTGCGAGTATATCAGCAACGGATATACGGTGCAACAAATATCAAATATGACAGGTTGCAAAGAAAAATTTGTTGAACAGAGAGTTAGAGATTTTAATTACAAAGGAGAAAGTTATGTATAACATAAATTATTACACAGTTTTCGGACTTAAATATCCTTCATCACAAGAAGAAATAAAAAAAGCTTATCATAACTTAATAAAAAAATATCACCCAGATGTTGGCGGTGACACAGAAAAAATACAAATACTAAACCAAGCATATGATGTGTTAAGCGATTCTGCAAAAAAAGCAAAATATGATAAATGGTTATTAGAAATAATAAAAAAAGATACCGATTCCGAGCCTAAGAAATCAAAATCTTATTCACAACCACATCAGCAGGAACAACAAACAAAACTCATAATGCACCTTTTGACAATCGAAGGGTATATAAGAGAAAAATATATTGATGTCCGCAACTTAAAATTTGACTATAAGAAATATGCGGACGAATATAATCAATTATATTTTTATGAAACACGTAAAGGTAATATGATTGTTACGAATATTACATATAAAGCAAGTTGGTTCGATTTGAAAAAAAAGCATTCTCCGAAAAGTACTCCGGAAAATGCTCCGAAAAAAGCGAAGAAAAAAGTGAGAAAAAAAGCTTTTACATTACAACATCCAAATATTTCAACGATTTTAGGGATTATCATTTTGATTACTTTACCGATATGTATATTTTTCTCGCCAACGATTATAAAGCATATTGATGGTGTATTTTCTTATGATTACAGTACACCACGCCCTACGCAAGAATCTGTTGCAAACAACGTAACTCAAAATGACAGCAATTCCCCTACAGCAACCACCGAGCCAAGTTTACCACCGCAAGAGCCTTTGCCTGGCAACGGTGCTGTATTTCTCTCATCTTCACAGCAGTGCGTTGCACCGCTTACTATAGATACAACTAAAACGTCCGATAATTATTATATCTACTTAAAATATTATGGGAATGACCGAAGTCGAGATATGAGTTTTTTTGTACGTGCCAACAACTCTCTTAATATTGATGTGCCGTTAGGGACATATGAAATGTTTTATTGTTCCGGTTCAGATTGGTATGGGACAGAGTATAAATTCGGATACAACACTTCGTACTGCAAGGCAAGTGAACGCTTTAAATTTACATCAGACAATGAATATGTGTATGGTCATACCGTAACATTGTATCCGGTGTCAAATGGTAACCTCGAAACTAAAGAAATTGAAGAATCATCATTTCCCGGATAA